GCTTGATGGGTTGCTCGATGATGGGTGCGATGGGGCGCATCGGATTGATGGCAGCACCGGTCCGCGACAGCGCAGCGCCGGTCTGCGTGGCACCCAGCTTGGTCGCGGCAGCGCCGCCCCCAGTCAGCAGGGTTGACAGGTCAGCAGCAGCGCCCACTGGGTCTTCGGCAAACGTGCGCTTGATACCCTCATAGCTGCCGTAGCGGTCCTTGTACATGCCACCGATGGCGTTGGCTGTCTGAACAGCCCGTTGCGCGGCTTCAGGGTTGACTTCAAACTGGTCGATGAAATTGACCACACCCTGCGGCAGCGAGTTGCGCAGCGCACCAGCGCCAGCATCAAGGATGCCGGTGAGAGTTTGAAGCGGGCTGGTCACGGCCTGCACGACACCGCCGACAAACTTACCCGCACTCTCGGGCAAGTTCTTCACGGCCTCCACAGGCACCTCAGTCAGCGAGTAACCACGGCGTGGGCCGGGGATGCCGCTAGAGGGGGCTGCGGGGGCGAACTGGGCAAACGGGTTGCCCGCAGGTGCTTGAGGTTGCGCTGCAAACTGTGCAAACGGATTCTCTGCCATTTACTTCCCCTTCCCCAAAACTCGCGCTGCCGATCCAACACCAAAAACAGCATCGAACTGCTCGGGGGTGCCTTGACCTGCTTGCAGCGCCTGAATCGCACCACTTGGAATGTTCATGACGGACGAGGTTTTGCGTGGCGGCACAACCACCGGATTGGTGGAAATACCAGTGCCCTCAAGAGCACTTGCGGGAATCTGCTTAACTCGAGTGTTCCACGAGTCCGCGCTCTTCTCAGCAGCAAGACGGGACAGACGGGCCAGTTCGGTAAGTGACTTGGCATCGTAGCTGAGTTGACCGGCCTTGGCCTTCTCCAAGAAGTCTCGGTCGGCGTTGGTGAAGCCCTGACCTGCGCCAAGGTTCGACGATTTAATCGCACCCAGTGTTGTCTCGGCCAACGAGGAAACCAGCACCTCGGTGTTGCGAATCTTTTCCGAGTCGGTGCCACCGGCCAAGTTCAATGCCTTGGCAAGTTGCAGTCGGGCGTTGGCACCTGTACCGGTGATGACTTTGCCGGAAGAGATCAAGTCCATCACTCGGTCGGCAGTTGCCGCAGCTTGAGGTGCTGCTTCAGCAGCAGACAGCTTGGCAGCATCTTGGTCGGCAATCAAACCGCCAAACCGCTCACCGTACTTTTTCTCGGTGCTGACGTTGACAACTTGCTGTGACGCACCGGCCTTTCCAATGCGGGACTTTTGCGCCTCGACGGCAGCAGGCAGCGGAACATCGGCATACGTGCCCACCGTGGTCGGTGCACCACCAAGACCCGGAATCTGGATGACCTGACGCTGACCGCTCTGGTCAATGACCTGAGTTGTCGGCTTGTTCATTTCCATGAACTTCTCGGTGCCCAGCTTGGATTCGTTGATCAACCGAGCAAGCCCACCGGGCGTTTGCATCAATTGCTGAATGCGCTGCATGGACTGGTCAACCGTGATACCACGGGCTTCTAGTGCTTTGCCGATCACAGGGTCAGCATGGTTGGCGCGGTGCCACTGCATGTAAGCATCGGCAGCACCGGGCGATGTGGGGTCGAGCGTGTCGAGAAAACCACGCGACTGCTTCAGCTTGGCATCTAGCAGTTCCACTTGCCCTTTTTGCTGCGCTGTTCGAGCAGTTTGCAATTCGCTCAGACCCTTTTCAATACCGGGCAGTTTGGAGCCAAAGCCGCCAGTCGAAAGTGACCCGCGCAGCTTGTTGACATCAACTTCACCGGTTTGTGGGTTGTACGCCTCGGCGTATGCGCGGTTCAGCGCGTTGGTCGATTCCTGCTCACGTTGCACTTGTTGCATTTGCAACTGAGCCAATTGGTTCTGCTGCTGTGCACCTTGGATCGCGGCTACGCGACCATACTGAGCCAGCGGGTCTTGCAGTTCGATGCCTTTAACAGCCAGTGCGATGTTTGGGTTGATGGGCATGATTTATCCTTGCACAGACGATGCGTCGATACCGACACCGTAGTTTGGGGTCTGCCACGAGTAACCACCGCCACCACCAGAAGGGGCCAGTCGGTTCATCAACTGCTGACCCTGATAGTAGTTCAAACCGGTGTTCAGGGCACCCGTCAGCGCGTTGGCCTGACCCACATAGCCTGACGCTCGGGCAGCGGCACCACTCATTTGAGTTTCACCGATGTTCTGAGCAGTCTGCATACCCGCTTGACCGATCTGCTGTGCTGTGGTCTGACCCACACCGGCCAGCGATTGCAACGGCTGGAGTCGAGCAGCACGTTCGGTTTGGTACCGGTTGAATGCGTTCGTGTACTCTTGCGATCCGAGGTCTTGGCCGAAACGCTGAATGCCTCTGAGCGTGGCACCGGACAGCAAACCACCACGAGCAGCAGCAGATCGCTCCAGTCCCTTCATCCCTTCGGACATGCGGAACGAGTAACCCGGGTCGGCCCGAAACTGATCCATGCCAAAGTTTTGGTAATCGGTCAGCGGAATCAGTTTGTTGAGTGCTTGCTCACCAGCTTTGCGCCACGGTTCAGACAGTTCAACCTGTCGTTCAAACATGCGCTCTTGCCCTTCGGCAGCACGATCAGCGGCAGCAGCCTGTGCTCCGGCTGCTTTACCAGAAGCATTTGCTCCAATTGCCGAACTTACGACTACGGCACCAGCTACCCAAAATGTCATGGTGACACCTCAATTTGTTTGTTCTTGACCGTGTTGCCCAAAGCATACATCGAATCGGGTTCCACCTCAACCAACTCGGCCTCGGCTTCCTCGACCGTTGTCGCCTCGATGGCGTGAAACGTCATGCAAAGCGCGTCAGTGATTGCGTACACTGCCCGCTTTGTCCCGGGTTTGCTTTGAAACAAATGAGGCCCGGTGACCTCTTGCACATTACCCTCGCCGTCCGTGATCGCCACGGTGCCCGACACAATGAGGTACAAGTGCTCTTTTTTGTGGATTGCTCCAACCACCAACACACCAGCATGACGAAACACTTCACGGCAGTACATACCACCGTGGAAATAGTGCTTTGTCTCAGGCTCGTACTGTGGCAGTTTTGACAGTTCCTGCTGGAGCGATTCTACCTTTTGCCGCATCATTTGAGGCGGCGCAACGGCAAACCCTTCTCCATACGTCACTGTCATATTCACTGAGTCACCTCACGGCCACTGACGCGCATGTTGATGGCACTGGCGGTTCCTGCAATTGTACTGATGAAGTCGCCGGAGTTCAAAACCTGCCCGACCAACTCGGGAAACGTGTAGACCTCGGACGGCTGAAGCGTCTTGGTTTTGGTGATCAGGTTGATGTTGCCAGCAGACCCTGCGTTTGTAACCAAGTTGACAGAAATCGACGCAGCCGTGGCGCTGTAATTGGTCGCCGTGAACTTGTCGATGATTGTGGTCACGTTTCCAGCCGTGTACTGGGTGGTTTGAGTCGCCTCAACAGTTTTGGCTGGGACGATGTTTTTGACGATGACTGTCATTCAAATTCTCCTTATTCCAATTCCAACGAGTTGTTGGAGTCGTATTGCGTCATTATCCAACTTGTGCCGTCAGACACCAAGGTGGTATTGGCACCGGCAACGGCTTCAAGAATTGCGGTGCCCGCAGACCCACCGGCCAACGGCACCACGTTCGACGAGGCCGACACAAGGGTCTGCGCTTGATAGTTTTGAAAGTGAAGCACCCGCCCTGTGCTGGCGCTGGCGGTAGGCAGCGTCACGGTGCAGGACGACCCCGACTTGTTGTTGATGAGCCATGTCTCACCAGCGGCCACAGTGAAGTTGGCCGTCTTGGTGACAGGGGCACCACCGGCATTATTGATCACAGACGCAGGGGTGACGTTTTGCCAAACTGTGCCGTTGTACTGAAGCAGGTCACCGTTGACGGGTGACACAATGTTTACGTCACCCTCGAAATCACCCAACTTACCACCGAAAGCAGGACGAATAAACAACGACCCATTGGTGGCAGCATTTACCACTGCGGCCACAACCACTTTCGGGTTGGGGGCTGTGGGCACCGTTTTAGTCAAACCACCAGCAACCGCTGGGTTCAGGTACAGAATCTGCCCATCAACCCAAGCCTCTGCGCCGCCTGTGGTGTTGATGCCGCGCACCAGTCCGAAGGAGGTCACGTAACCCCAGCCGTTCGTGGCGATGTTTTCGGTTGCCACACCCATGACGTATAAGGCCGTGCTGGCAGTCAGCCCAGTAGCGGGGGCACCTTTGAGGGCACCCGAGGCACCCACAGTGCCTGTGAACATGATGACTTGACCCTCGGTAATCGTGGAGTCTGCCTTGATGCGGTAATACTGTTCTTCGCCGATTTGCTGCGTGGTCACACCGCCAGCCATGACAAGGTTGAGTGTCTGGTTGCCGTCAGCTTCATCCCAATACAAGGTGCCGGGCGCGGTGGTCGGCATACCCGATGGGGTCGTGTCAAATGTCACCCACGGCAAGTTTGCCTGTTGTAGTTCGGACATCGTGCCCAACTCGGGGTACACCTGAAGCGCCAGCGCATTGACTTGCTTTTGCAACTCGGCAATTTGTGCCAGCAACCCGTCTTGCGAAGGGGTGATGTCACCAGCAGCCTTGTCGATGATGGCGTTGATCTCGTCAACCGTGAGGCTTGGTGGACCCTTTTGCAAGTCGCCCAGCGACACCTCGCTGCCGCTGGTCAATTGACTGAGCGACAACAGGAACAGATACCACGGCATCGAGACAAAACCTGTCTCCGGGTTCAGAAACGGAACCCGTGGCTGCGTGATTGGGACGCGACTTGGATTAGGCATTTGTTGGACTCAGCAGCAGTTCAGCGCCCATGATGGCAATCTTCACGGGGTCGGTGCCCGACACCTCGTAGACGCGATCACGCAGCTTCAGGGTCATACCCAGTCTGCGCCAAATGGCGCGGCGATAGTATTCGCCGATCTTGCCGATGCTGACCCAGTGCTCGTTGGACCATGTGTGCCCACCATCGTCCGACCAGCGCAACATGACCTGTGGATCGCTACCTTGACCTAAATTCAATCCAACACCCGATTCGCAGTCAAGTTGAAGACTGTGGTGCGCGGTGCGCTTGAGGTTGTTCTGACCGGTGGGCAGCGCCCTCCACGAGCGCAGCCACTTCTGGATGCTGCCGTTGTCTGAGTAGTCATTCAGATCAAACGAGTAGATGTTGGCATTGCGATAGTCACCCACCATCACACTGGTGCCAAAGAACGCCTGACAGTTGCTCCAATGACGTGTGAACTGACCATTGGAGAACCCGGCGCGTTCATGCCACGCTTGCGTTGCCACATCGTAGACCCATGTGGTGTCTGCTGTTGGGAAAATCAGCACGTAGAAGCTGTGACCGTCCTGCTGATAGGTGTACCCAATCGCGTCCGACAAGTCGCCGTACTGCTGGATGTGCCATTCGACTGCGTGAGTCGAGATGCGCTGACCCGAGTAGCCGTTGGCTCGGTAGACCATGCCCTGACCACGGGCGTCTTTACCCAGCCAGAACAGACCGTTGTCCATCTTGGCAAGCGAATAGGCCGCAGCACAGCCCAATTCGTTGAATGCGCCTTGGATGCGAGAAAATGGGAAATCAGCGTTGCCGCTGTTGTACCAAACTTCGATGGAGTTGGTGCCGTAAACCCACAGTTGCCCGTGGTCCACGATGATGCCAACCACGCCGTCAGGGGAACCTTCGGCGCTGGCAAAATCCAACGGATCAACAAGAGTGCCCTCAAGCAACGCAGTGACCCATATTTTCTGACTGTTCGGCTCGTTAAACACGAAGTAACCGTCCAAGTACCCTACGGTTACAGCACCGGGAAAGTCTGGATCGGTGATCTGCTGGAACACATTGGTCAGCGAGTTGTAGATGAACGAGGGGCCATTGCAGGCCACGAACAACTGAGTGCCGTTGTCGGCCATGCTGACAGGTCCACTGATGCCCGACACGGTGCCCAACTCAGTCACGGTGTAAGCAGGTGTCACCTTGTACAACTTGTCAGCACTGACCACATACATGTCACCAGCCAGCACCCAGAGGCCGCGAATGGGGCCATCACCAACAGTCAACTCCAGCTTCAAGCCGGGAGCGCGGTTCAGGAACGCAGGCTCCTTGCCAGCTTCGGGCACGATTTCGGGGAACAGGTTGACCATGCGGGCATCCGCAGCGTTGACACTGCGGGCCACGTAGGATGAACCGAGGATGGGCGTCTTCATTAGAAGTTACCGGCGTAGATGTTGAACCGCTGACGATTTGCCACCACGGCGTAGGGCAGACTCATCACATCGTATGGGTTGTTGATGCGCTTCAAGTTGCGCTTACTGGTCATGGCGATGCGCTGCACCTGCGGGCTTGGTTCCACGCCAAACTCAGGTGCGATTTCCATCGCCAAGTTGTAGGCAAAGGCCCGCATGTAACCCGGTGGGAAGAATAGGTCAGTTGCCAGTGTGGCGGGCTGCGTCAATTCCTGCACCGAGATGAAGTGCCACTCCAACTCCTGCGTGGGCCGGGGGTACACATACATCTCAACATCGGGAAACGTGTTGTTGACAAAGATGACCTGCGGAAAGGTCGATGTCGATGTCTTGACAGCGATGCCGTTGTACTGATCTTGGTTGATGAACTTGATGCCGTAGGACACGCCGCTGGGGGCGCGGTAATATGTGGCGTCATCAAGTTGGATTGGGCGATTGCCCACAAAGTCACCCGTTGGGCCAAGGGTGCGTTTGATCTCACCAGCGGGCCACGAAAAGATTTGATCTTGAGTGCAGAACACAGACAAGCGTTCCGTGTTCCATGAGTCAATCATCTGGTTGAGCGCAACCAGAGCGTCTTGACTTGTTGCCGCTGACGCCGTTTCACCTTCGGCAAGAATGCCGAGCAGCCTGAGTGCTCGGTTGATCTGATCGCCAGCGGTATAAGCCATTTCAGTTTCCTTCGGATTCGTCGCTTGCCGAAGTCAAAAAAGATGGGACTTCGTTGGGCTGTTCGACAGGTTGTTCGGTCACTTTGCGAGTCAGCTTGTTGCGCACAGGCTTTTCTGCTTTCGGTGCCACCTCGACGGGCGTGTCAACATTGTACCGTGTCCAGCCGTTTTTTTCATCTTCGGCAAGTTCGACATCGTTGATGGCGACTTTGGCACCGTGAATTGGGTGTACGAGGGTGATGTTCATAATTAACTCAACAATCCATATGTTCTAAGACGGGTTTCCAGTTCACTGACACGGGTTTGCAGGTTGGCAATCACAGTCAGTACCGTCTGCCCTTCGTTGGCAGAAACAAAGCCAAATGGCGAGGTTTGCGTCAGATCGGCAATCACATAGTCAGGAAGAACCGGTAGCTTGGCTGTGATGTGCGTCAGGCCGGTTGTAAGTGCCGTGGCTTTTGTGACAGGGGGTGTGCCGAAAAAACCAGCCGTGCCGCCAGATGCGCCAAGGACTGCGCCGTCAAGTCGCTGATCTTCGTAGGCTACACCAATAGGTTTTGTCTGCATTTGATTCTCCATGTGAAAACGGGGCCGAAGCCCCGTTTTACCATTTGCTCAATGATTAAGCAACGCGATATGCGGTCCAAGCACCATCGCCGGTTTTACGGGCGAGGAAGCGAGCCGATGTGTTGGCGCTGACAGCAGCCACGCCAACGATGGTCCAGCCAGTGCCGACCACCAAAGTGCCAGCGTTGGTGCCACCAATGTTGATGATGCCAAACTCAAATGCTGCGTTCACTTTTTGTGCGCTGGAAATGCTGGCTTCCAGATCAGCCACGGTGGGCAGAGTCAGGTTGACGGCAGCGCCAGTGTATGTAAACAGACCGTTTGCCAGTTGAGCAGCAGTCAAAGTTGCGGCGGCTGTCAGTGCTGTGGGAGCACCTTGAACCGTCAGATTTGCTTCGCCTACGTTGCCGTCACCGAGTTGATAACCGCCTGCGCCGTTTGGGAGTGCCATGATGATTTCCTTTCAGAGAATGATTTTGAAAACAGGGGCCGAAGCCCCCGCTTGGATTAGCCCCAGATGCGGCAACCCATTTGTGGACGGATCGTGTTGTAGCCATACAGCACGTCAACACGGCAAGGCATACGGTCGTTGTTGATGTCGTACTGACGAACAACGCGCAGGCTGATACCGTTGTGAACGGCACGGCTTGCCATGTCAACGCCTTGAGGCAGCAACAGGTCAGCAGTGGCGAACGCGATGGCGTCACGGTGGTACACCATGTTCTGTGGGTAGCTGGTCGAAGCAGCACCAACGAACACGACAGCCTTACCAGTGGCGGGCAGGGACACCATAGTGCACAGGGCGTTACCAGCCGAGTACATAGGAGCCACGGTCACAGTAGCAGTGGTGGTACTAGTCGAGGACGACAAGGCCACGAACTGGAACAGCGAACCGGTGGACTCACGAGTCTGGGGGTTGGCAGCGTAGCAGTCAGCAATAGTGAACACGTCACCAGCGTTGATGATTTCGCCAGAACCGACAGTCAGAGTCAAAGTGGTTGCGCCTTCGGAGGTCACAGCAGCGCCGGTTGTGTTGCCAGTGGCAGCACGGGTACCGCAGGTGTGCACCTTGATCGACTGGCTCATGTTGACTTCTTCGTAGCCCAACACTTGCTCACCCATCATGCCGTTCTTGAACTGGCGAGAGATGACATCTGTGGGGTTGAAGAAACCAGCCAAACCGTTGACCAAAGCAGCGTTAGCGGCAGGGTTCACGGTAGCGTAGCGAGGCGACATGGTGGCGGCGTTCTCGTTCAGCTTCTGCTGGGCTTGCAACAGCACCAATGCAGTGGCGGGGCTGGTGCCGGGAGTACCGACAGAGTTGCCGATCAGCTTGTATGCGTTGGCAACATCAGCGTCCACAGTGGAGGCCAACTGGCTGATACGTGGCTTCAAGACACGCTCTGCGAAGTCGTCCAACTGCATGGTCAATTCAGCGGATGTGAAGTTGATACCGATGTGCTTCTGGCTGGAGACAGTCAGAGTGGTGAACTGTTCGTTGTCGTCCTGAACTTGCAGGGCGGCACCGTCAGTGACCAAAGCGCGGTCGGGCAAACGGATACGCAGTGTAGAACCGATCTTGGCACCTTCAACAGCGAAGCTGTCGTCGTACTGGCGGTTCACGTTGCGGGTGATCACCAAGTTGTTCTCAAGGATTTCGAGAGACTTGCGGGTGATCATGTCAATGGTTAAGAGACTGTTACTCATGATGATTTCCTAAAATTAGCGGTTGCGGAGTGCCCGTGCCTTGTCGAGTTGTCGTTGACGCTCGGCAGCAATCCAGTCCGATGTGCTCATGCTTTTGACAGAACGAGGATCGGTGGTGTCAGTGACACCGGGGCTTACTGCTCGTGCGGTCACCGGACGAATCGGGTCAGGCGCAGACGAGGTTTTCTTTTGGAAAGGTTCGGCACTCAATTTTGCCTCGACTTTTCCAATCTCACGCGCTTGCAACAGTGGCGACAAGCGAGAAATGCGATCAGCTTCCTTGGGGTTGCTGCCCAGCCAGTAGGCCAGATCAGGTCCAAGGTCAGACGCTTTGATGGTTTCGGCCATCACATCGGTGACGCGAAGGTTCGGGTTATACGCAACTTGGTCAAAGTCATCGTATTTGGACCGGGCCTCCTCCTCACGCTCTGCGAAGGTTTCTTCAATCTCAGCGCGTTGTTTCTGGATTTCCCGATGTTGGACCAGCTTTTCAGCTTCGGCACGGATGAAATCACCATATGCCTGCGGGCTGTCAAATTGGTCAGCACTCGGAATATCCGTTGGCATTGCTGGCACGGGTGCCTGCTTTGCCTGCTGCTCACGTTCCCATTTGCGCTGTTCTCTTGCGAGGCGCTTGCCAATCATCGCGTCGATTTCAGCCTGCGAGTACTTTTTTTCCTCTTGGGTGCTACCGTCTTGATTCTCAGCTACTACCGGCGCATTTTGTGCATTATCCGTGGTGGCCGTCACCTCGGGTGCTTGCGCGGAGTCTACTTCCGCTAAGGTCTGGACTTCATCAGTCATTTCATGTTCCATTGGAACCCCGGTCTACTGGGCCGGTACAGTGGTTTATCTTACACCGGGTTGCCCCGGTGTCAAGATTTGAAATTTATCGGAAAACTGCCACGTTGACAACAGACGGGTCGAATGAAACACCAAGGTAATTTGATGTGTACGTGTCCGCAGCGGACGCGCTACCAGAAGCCCCAGAACCCATTGTTGCAAGTGTCACACCACCTTGCTGGTTGGGTGTCACAATGACGGCGTAGTTTGTGTCCGGCATCGGGGTTGTGAAGTTGATTGTGTAAATGCCAGTACCTGCGCGAGTGACACTGGACACATTGAACGAACCAAAGATGAAGCCGTCAGTACCGCGAAACTTCACCCATGCTTTGCACAAGTTGATGTCACCAACCGTTGACTTCTTGGTGGTTCCAGATTGGACCATCGGTACTTGTTCTGCACCCGTCAACGGGGTCGTTGCAGAAGTCAGTGCGGAAATTTTCTTATCTGCCATTTGTGACTCCTTAAGTCAAGCTATACGTAATCGTGCAACTCTCAATACCCTTGGTTCCCGATGCTGTAAACACAGCACTGTCCGCACCAACACCCAAGACAATGGTGCCGTCGATTTCAGAAACAATGGCGTTTCCGTAAGCAACAGTACCGTTGTCTCTGACCCGCGCAACGCAGACTTGTTGTTTCACTGGCCTCAAGTAAACAGGAAGTCCGGTGATCGTGCAGGCTGTGGTATTGCTGGTTCCAAGCATTGTCAAAAACTTCAAAGTGACAGTGCTTCCAACTTTGTTGAACTGGACAGCATCGGACACGGTTGTCGTTACACCAGTCACTACGCCAGTAAACTGACCATTGAAACCACCCTGAATGATTGCAATGTTGGGAATGTTAGAAAGTGACCCTTGAGCCGTGTCAAACGTCACAAGTCCGGTGGCTCCAGCAGTGACATCGTGCATGTTTCCGGTGTGCCAGTTTCCGATGGAAATGCACCCAGATGTCATCTGTCCCCACTTAATTGTGTAAGTGGCTGTCGAGTTAGAGAAGTAGTTGCCGTTCAGACAAACTCCATAGGACAAAGATGTGGAAGTTCCACCGTCTGTACCGTCGATGTCCAAACCGTTGGCTTCAAAATAACTGCCCGTCACATCAAGTGCCTGAGCGCCGTCATAGATGATCGCAGTTCCTGAGATTCCCTCAATGCAGGAGGACACGACAGAGCAACCAACTGGGTTGTTTAGACGCAGAGCCGAGCCTGTCACTGCCTCGACGAGGCAGTTGACCATTTTGAAATCGTAAGTGTAGATGTCGGAATTGAAGAAAATTCCGACCACTCGTCGCACGTTGCATTGCAGCAGGTATATGGACTGCGTAAGAGATGCCACGGCGTTCAGCAATTTAATTTTGCTGAAAGTACAACCAAAAAACACGGTGCGCAGGAAACGTCCGTCATTCAGGACGTAAGCATTCAGTGAAGAATTGCTGCACTCGAACACAATGTTTTGAAAACGCACAAGCGCCACAACGGGGAGAGTCGTGAACGCAATTGTTGACGAAAACATTGGAATTGCTGACTCAACAAGGAAACCACCATTGTTGACTGACAAAATCGTGAAATACTCGTCATATGACGGATCGTCAACAGGTTTATCAATGTTCAACGATGCTGTCAGCTTGCAGCGGCCTTCAACCAAAAGGTCTTTGTGGTTTGCCAAGCAGTAGTCGATTGCGGTCTGCACCGCATCCGTGTCATCCGCTACACCATCGCACACCGCACCAAAGTCTTTGACGTTGACCGTTTCCGCAAGTTTGGCATCAACCGCTGTACGAACTGCACCGGTAAAAGGCGCAAGGTACCCAATAACAGACGACCCCGAGTCGCGATTGGTGATCTGGTCCAACGCTGACTTGATTGTCAGTGGTCCCGGTGCCAGCAAGCTGGTTGCAGCAGGGGTGTAGTACGAGAAACTTGGGTCACCGTTGCCATTGATGTCGTCCCAAGTGCCGATGGTGACATCAGCACTTGTTTTCAGAATGAACTTGAAAGACACACCACTGGTCAACCAGATTTCACTGCTACCCGACACTCGACCTGCCGCATCCAACACGATGGGGTTTGCATGAGCCGTACCACCCGATGAAGACGTGTATGTCGCAGCGGGGGTGGTGGTGCCAGCAAGGTATGTGTACAGCTTTCCACCGGTCAGCGGAATACCGTTGTTGTCGAAAAATTGGGCACCTGCGCCACCCACTGGAGAAAGAAAAACAGACATTGAGTTACTCCAACAAGATGAGGCCACCGTCCTCTTGGACAAGGCTGTCTCCGTTTTCACAGAGAAGGTTGTTTTGAGCCACTTCAGAAGCACGGCCACCAAAGAGCGAAACAACACCACCAAGACCAATAGAGATCGCGTTACGGGCAGCAAGGAAGCTCATTTCGTGTTCATCGGCTTGGCATACACCGTGCCGCCTGCTGACAATTGAATAGCACTCACTCGCCACAGACCGCTGGTACCGGTGGGCACTTTGAACGGGATGGGTGTGAATGCGGGAATTGGAGTGCTGGCCGTTGTGGCAACAGCACCTTCGCCCACCTCGATGTAGCAGGGCTGGTCAGACCAGACCATTACGCCTTCGGGACCAGCGTTCCATCCAGAAGTGGAGCCAGCAGTGCCAGTGTACGAGACAGACTGGGCGGGAAAGTCCGCTTTGGACAGGGGGTTCAAGAGTTCCATGATGGCTCCTTATGCCAGAAATTTTAACTTGTAAATCGCGGACAGGTAAACAGCAATGATTTCGTCAATGATGTTCTGCAATGTCGTGTCGGTTTTGCCGCAGACTTTGTACCGGTTTTCCTCGATGTACGCCAGCGAATCCTCCAAGAACGGCAAAATTGCACCGTCCTTGCGGGCCGACTTTAACGAGATGGGACCAATTAGACCATGACGGCCTTGATACGCCTCGGCAAACTTGTCGGCGGCGTCCAAAACGTCCTCGTAAAAGTGCCCGAGTGCCTTGTGCTTCGAGTATGAACGGGTGTTGAGGTGAACGGAATGGGCCACATCCCGCGCCAAGAACAACTCACCCATGAAATCAGCGCAACTCATTACATCATCCCTTCAGGTGGCATTTGACCCTGTTCGGGGGCCATTTGGGGTTGCTGCATTGGCATTTCAGGCATCTGCGGGGCACCGCCGATCAGATCACCAGTGTCCATCGCTGCGGCAATTGTGCCCATCACGATGTCCTGAATCTGCTCGGGCGACATGCCAGCTTGCACAGCGGAAATGCGCTGTGTTTCAGCAGAGTATGCTTTGACTTGAGCCTCAAACTCCTTGATCTCCAGATCGCGGGCTTCCATGCTCTTATTGACGTTCTGGAGCATGTTGAACATGTTTTCCATCTCAGCGGCCATTGCTTCCATCTGCTGATTGGCAGCGGCCAAAGCTGGATCGTCTTCGTCGGCCAGCACTTTGGGGTCGATGGTTTTCTTGAACCGCTTGGCGAGGTCTTGAGCACCGGGCCAGTCCATGTTTTTGACAAACAAGTCGCCAGCAACTTGCCACAACTGTGGGTTGCCTTGCAGCAACTGAGCCATGCTCTCCAGAGCCTCTTGACGCTTGGTAGCGTAGCCGGGGCCGGTGATCACGCGCACATCGTACTTGCCAACAGCGGGGTTGTAAATTTTTTCGATCAGCACACCCTCTTGGTCCACGATCCGCTTGACAGGTTCTTCCTGCATCGGGTTCATCTTGACGGTCGATGGCTCACCATCTTCACCAATGATGCGGGCAATGCGTTCGGTGTCGTAAATCTTGGGGATCAGGTCCACGAGTTGACGACCAATGTGACGAATCGCACGGGCCAAGTTGTCAACGTAGTGGTAGGTGCCGATGTCGCCCTCACGCTGACGTGCAAGGATGGCTTTGCCCGAACGCTCGTTGCTGGTCATGCCCAGCGAAGCGTTGTACTGGCCGGTTGCCGACTTGATGTCCTCGGCAGCACCCGCCTTGGCTTGCAGCAGGCCGCTGGAGGCCATTGGAGGCTGTGCCCGCTGGGGTAGTGGCAACACCGCGCCTTGGCCGTCTGTAACGTCTGGGTTGACTTCCAGATAGGGCCAGTTGTTCGTGTTGGCAGTTTTCCACTGCTGCTCGTAGCCTTCAAACTGACCGCCGTACCCGATGAACGGGGCTTTGGGGGCCAGCGCCAGCATCTCAGCTTCCTGCGACACCCAGTAGTTGTACATGCGCTGGGCATCCTTGGCGTTGCGCACCAAGCCCGACACGTACATCTGGCCATCAACCTCAAACTCGTTGCCGACAACGCGCACCACAGGAATGAACGCACCGGCCCACTCGCGTTCTTCGAGGATGTCGTATCCGTTGATCTTGCACCACTTGACCTTTTTGCGGTCAGCTTCGCGGGTGCGGATCGGCTTGCCAAACATCATGCGCAGAGCCTTGTCCTCGGGTGTGCCGGTGAACGCAGTCTGGTTGCCGGGGTACAGGTTGAGTGTTTGCTTCTCGTACTCGATGTAGAAGTACTCAGCGATGCGGATGGTGTTCTCACCGATCCACTGGGCGATGGACTGATCACCCACACCAAGGCTCATGAGTGTGCTGATCGGCGCTGCATCGGGGTACATGCGCTCGTATTCAGCTTTGGTCAGGTCTTCCGTGATGAAGCACCAGCGGGCGTCTGCGCCCGTGGGGTCTTGGATCATGGGGTCCATGTAGACGCTGAAGCTGTTGCGGATGCGCCCGATCTTGATGTCTTGATCGAATGTCTTTTCGTCGCAGTATTCGGTCAACAGACGGATGTAGCCTTCGCCGTAGGACACTTGGTTCTCGCAGGCGGTGTCGTAGGCCACGTCAGCATCGGAGATGTACTCGATGTGGCGAATCACGCCGTTGAACACGTCTGCCACGTCAACATCAGCTTTGTCGTCAGCCGGGATCACTTTGATGCCGGGACGGTTCATGCGCTGCTCGTTCGTCACTTGATGAACGTGCTGCGGCAGCTTGTTGATAGTCAAGCAAGGGCGGGCGTTGATTGTTTGACCCTGCACGGCACCACGAGTCTGGAGCACGTCAGCAGGCCACTGCCACTGGTTGTCTGGGGAGCCTGCGTAGAACCGCAGGTCGTCAAGTTCATCTTCCCGAGTCTGGGAAAACGCCGACATTGCCATCGTCATTCGTGAACGGGCAACGGTCAGAATTTCCTCGGAACCGCCTTTTGACGGGTACGGTCCGTTTTTTGCCACATTTCCTGCGGCTACGATTCCGGTGGTGTCTTTCATGCGTCAAATACTCCGAGGGTGTGTGATTCCCTCATGACCAGAAGGTTGTCACCTTCCCATTTTAAGTCCTGACCGATGGAATCACCAAATAGCACCTTGTCGCCGACTTTTACGTCTTTGGCGTCAGGGCCAGCGGAGATTACCACACCTGTGCCTGTTTGTTTCTGCTTCAGGAGGATGAAAAGCTCATGTTTCTCCATGTCTGGACGCACGATCAGGCAGTCTTGCAGGGCTTGAATGGTCATTTTTTGGGCTTCATTGTGGGTTTTTTGGCAGCTTCGCGCTTGACCGAGTAGGCAATCGCAACTGCTTGTTTTTGGGGTTTCCCGGCTGCTACTTCAGCTTTGACGTTCTTGCGAAACGCCTCTTTTGAGGGTGATTTGACGAGTGGCACAGTTAACTTCCCATCCATGAAGTTGTGGCTGCACCGTTTTGAGCGTTGCGCCGGGTGATTGTGCGGTCATTGTACTCCCGATGTGCCACAGGGTACGCGAAGGTCACGGCGATGGCGTCAGCCGCATCGGGCGATGCTTGTCCACGGGCTTTCATTTCCTTCTTGCCTTCCAAAAAGATGGTGCCAGCCGAGTTGGGCTTCTTCATCGGACCGACCAGATCGCTCTTGAGCAGCCTGTCTTGTGGGATGCTGGCGGTCTTGAGCCAGTCGCGCATCGCGCCCCAAATTTCAGCCCGCTTGTTGCCCCACATGGTCGGGTTCTTGGCCTTCCAGCCGAAGTTGACCCCGCGCACTTTGTACTTCTGCTCGGTCAATCTGTCAAGGATGCCGTATCCGAGTCCTCCCTCGTCGATCACAGTGAGTGCTGGCCGGTACTCCTCGATGGCGTCGATAACGTGGCCCACGGTGGTCATGGTGTCGTCACCACGGAACCGCTTGATCGCCACGATGTCCCGCCCTTGGCGCACGGCGATCACGGTGCTGTCCATGCCGCCCCGGGCCGGGTCAACACCTACGATGATGGGCGCGGTCATGTCCTTGTGCAGTTGCCGCTTCATGGCGTCATCGACAAGGTGTGGTGCGATGAACTGGTCTTGGCCCGACTTGGGGAAGTCACCGTAGACCTCGACCCGCGCTTCATCGCTGTCCTCACCATACTCATTGATGATCTGCTGGTAGATGGTCTTGTCGGTACCCTCGACTGTGCGGGCGTCGATCTTCTCGCTTTCCCAGAACTCCCGCTTGCTGCCGTCCACAGCCTCGTAGAAGTACCCGGTGTTGCGCCGTCCGTTGGAGAACGCGAACCAGTACCGGTCCAAGATGTTCTCGGTAAAGAAGCCCGCAGCCACGGACCAGATCGAGTCGGGGATACCGCTGGCCTCGTCGAAGATCACCATCATGCCGTCCATGTTGTGCACACCGGCATAGGCGTCTGGGTTCTCCTCGCTCCACAGCTTACCCTCGGCACCCCAGTACCGGGTGCCTTTCCTCAGGTCACGCTCGACCAGTTCAGTCAACCAGTTGGCCGGGTTCAGGCTCGTGGCCGTGGGTTCCCACCAGTGGGCGTTGATCGCCATCGTGACCCACTTGGTCAACTCACCCCACGTCACCTTGCGCAACTGGTTCTCGCTGTTGGCCGACACGATGACGGAACTGCCTATCCGAGTTGACAGCATCCACAGGATCAACCAGCTAACCAGTGCTGACTTACCCACACCTCGGCCCGAACTGACAGCCCTGCGCAGCGCGTCGATCAACTGGTCGTTGCTCAGTTTGCCCCGGTTCTCCTTGATGAAGTCCCGTATCCTGCGCAGTGCTCTGCGCTGCCACGCACGAGGGGCTTTGAAGTGTTCGAGTGGGGTGTTCTTCTGCCCCCAAGGGAACACAAAGAGCACAAACGCCTCGGGGTCGTCCTTGAGGGCAGGACTCCAAAGCTGGGCCATGAGCGTTTGCTCATCTTCTGGGCTGTACCGGGGTTTCTGCATCACTGCTTCTTTCCAAAGATCGCGTCCCAGTTGTCGCGGAACTTCTGGGGGTCGGGGATCGGTCTAGGCGCGGAGCCTTTGCCACCATCACTCATCACGGTTCTCCAGTCGAGGGGTTACGTCAATGACCTCACCCTCGATCACCCGGGCTTGGGCCTGCGCCAGCGCCTCGGTGATGGAGATGGTGCCACCCAGTTCAATTTGTTTTGTCTCGCCGTAGCGTTTGCGGTTGTGCGCACCCATGAGCCACTTGCGCGTGTCGATGCGCAGCTTGTCCCGGTTCACTGTGTCGTTCGAGTTGGCGTCGATGGACTCGACCCCATCGGCAATTTCCAGAATCTCACCGGCCAAGAACTCGGTACGCATCTCCTGCGCTTCTTTGAACCGTTCATGGCGAACGGGGTCACGCTTGACCCAGCGCAGGAAGTCCTCATACGAGATGGCCCTGTGGTCATCCTCAATCAGTGATTGCAGGGACCGGCCCCGGTAGATGTCTTCAACGATGCGCTCGAATATCTGCTCATATTCGACATGCAGCAACGCCCTTGCAGCCTTCGAGGTTCTGAGGGGTTCTGGGTCAGGCACGGTCAGCCAGTTTGGCAGTTGGTTTTCACTGGCGACAGCCGTGCCTACGAACGAGGTGTTCTCTTGTTTCATAGTGCCGTGATGCTATCACATGCGGATGGTGTTGTGTAACGTGGATGCGGTGGAGTAAGTGAACCCATTGGGTTTTTGATTTTTGAAAAAAATTTCACAGTTTCTGTGATACCGCCCGGCCAACGACCCACCTTGCTCCGGCCCTCCCCCGCCCCCTCGAACCCAGCGCCGCCGCGCAACCGCACCGCGCACCCAGTGGGCACGGGCGCAATCGCGCACCACGGCAACCCGGCACCCAGTGGGCACGGCAACCCACGGCACCCGCGCACCCAGTGGGTGCCGGTGCCCGGGGCAAAGCGGGCGAGGAAACCGCGCACCCACTGGGTGCCGGGGATCAATCGAGAAACCGGGGGAATTTCCCAGAAACCGGGGCAACCGCGCACCCAGTGGGCCAAACTTATGCGATTTGGGGGCCGTGGCGACAGTTTCACCTTTCGCGCAGGCAAGGCGAAAATAAGAGGCTTTTTTAAAAGCACTAGAATTTCAGAATCTCCAGAATCAACCCCCAGCGATAAAAGGGCACTTTGTCACCACTGATAAAAGGGACACCCATTGGGTTAGGGAAAGCACCTAGAAACTTTTTTCTTTGACTTGTTGACAATGTGGACCCAGTGGGTTAGAATTAACCCGTGACATCGTAAACCGTAACCCGTAAAAGGATCGCACCATGAACCGCCATTCTCTGACTTACATCGACTTGCACCCGCAACCCCTCGAGCATGAACCGTCGACGCTCGCCATCGTTGCCGGTGCCGCCTTTGCTTTGGTTGCCCTTTGGGTGATCACCGTTTGCCTTTTTTCTCTGTAACCCGTAACCCGTAAAAGGATCAATCATGAAAAACGAAAACCCCGCTATTCTCGCCGCCGCCGTGGATCGCCTCGCCTTGATCAAAGCGCAAATGGCGCAACTGAGCGCCGAGGAAAAGGATTTAAAAGAATCCTTGAGCGCCTCGGGGCTTGACGCCATCGACGGCACCGCGCACCGCGCCGCCGTTTCCCATTGTGCCGGGCGCGTTTCGGTTGACTGGGAAACCATCGCCGCCAAGTTTTCCCCCTCGCGTCAACTGATCGCCGCGCATACGTCAACCGGTGCACCGTACACCGTGGTGCGCGTGTCAGCACGTAAGGGGGCATGATCATGGATGAAATCAACTTCGAAGGGCGCCGCCCATCCCTCGCCCAATGCGTCAAGGCCGCGAAACTGAGCGCCGCCCGGGGCCATACTGAGATTCGATTGTGCTGGGGTGAAAACTGGTGCGAAGTCACCCGCCAAAATAATCGATGGTATGGCCGGGGATGGTTGCGCACCATCGACGCCGACAAAATCGCCGCCGCCCTTGACGGGGTGAAACCATGAACCCGATTAACGCTCAATTCATGCGTGATCACTTCACGCTGGTGACAATCACCGAGAAACCCGCGCCCGCCGCGCCGGTGATTGACCCGGAAACCCTCGCCGAGATTCTCGAGGCCATGAAAAGCGCCGCCGCCCGTTTGCGCGGGCCGGTTTGCGAATTCTCGAGCAAACGCGCCGCCGCCTCACTCGAGCGTGCCCGCCTTGACCTGATCGACGCCCTTAACCCGTAACCGTAAAGGATCACCCCGTGAAATATCACTTTATCCGCACCAGTGAGAACAGCAAAACCGGGGCCATTCCCGTAACTTACACCGAGCGCGCCTCATGCCCGCCATCGTGCGCACATTACCGCGCCGATTGTTACGCCGAGGATTTTTACACCCGGATGGCATGGGACAAAGTGCCCGAGCGCGGGGGCACCCTCGAGGCGCTTTGCGCCTCAATCGCCGCATTGCCCGAGGGTCAGTTATGGCGCATGAACGTGGCCGGTGACTTACCCGGGGCGGGCGAGGCCGTCGACGCCGCCGCGCTGGGGGCCATCGTTGCCGCGAACCGTGGCCGCCGTGGGTTCACGTACACCCACAAAAAAAGCCCCGAGGCCATCGAATGGGCGGGGCATGCTACGCGCTGGGGGTTCACCGTCAATCTGAGCGCCGACGATGCCGGGGATGCTGACGCCCTCGCCCCCTTTGGCCCCGTTTGCGCCATCGTGCCCACGGATACACCCGAGAAAAGCTACACCCCCGAGGGGCGCGTGATCATCGTTTGCCCCGCGCAAACCCGCGACGATGTAACGTGCGAAACGTGCGGATTGTGCGCCCGTGCTGACCGTGCCGTGATCATTGGGTTTCGTGCCCACGGCACCCGCGCCCGGGTTGCTGACGCCAAAGCCCGCCGGGTGATTCCTATTTCGAAAGCCTGATCATGTTCAATTTTGAACCCATGCAACAAAAAACCTATCCACAATTTGACGCCCATGCGCACGTGCGGTGCTTTCACTGTGATGCACCCATCGGGCAAACCGGCAAACCCTTGTTTTATGGTTTTCCGGCGGGGGCTTTCGGCATGTGGTGCGAGGCATGCAAATGGCGCACCTTTTACGATACGGGCGACACGTCGATTGAATTTGACGCCAAAGGCGATCCCCTGACGCCCACGTGTTCATGCGGGTGCACCGTACCGAAAACCCACTGGGATACCACCGAGGGGTGGCCCCGTTGCCCCGATTGTCAATACATTTGAAAGGCTAAACCATGATCAACCTTGAAAATTTAACCGCACCCGAGGCCGAGCGCCTCGCCTTTGCCGAGGGTTACCCGGGCACCGCCCGGTTATTTGCCCGGATCGCTGACCTACAAAAAGCCCTCGGGGATGCCGTGAATGAAATTGAACAATTAAAAACTGACCTTCACGCCGCCCGCCATGAGCGGGCATTTTTAGGGGGTGCCGATTGATCACAATTTCAATTGTCGTGTCGCTTTGCTTTGCCGCCGTGCGGGCTTTGCTTTTGATAGTCGCCGCCTTACTCAGTGGCCGAGACTAACCCCCGCAACCCCGCCCCCGGTTCACCCCGGGGGCTTTTTAACCCCCTTGAAAGTCTGACCATGAACACCGCACCCAGTGCCCCCGCCCCGCCCTTTGCCGCAACTCTCGGGGCTTTTGTCGCCCGCCGTGCCCTTGATGAACCCAGCGCCGCCGGGTTGCTCGGGGTGCCGGTTTACACCCTTCGCAAATGGATTGCGGGCACCCGCGCACCCAGCGCCGCCGCCGTGCGGTTGCTTGACGTGCTCGGCACCCTCGAGGCCATTGCACCCGCCGTGCTTGACGCGCTGACGCCCGCCGCCGTGCCCGCCGCCCCCAAGCGGCCCCGGGGACGACCGAAGGTCGTTGAAACTAAGGCATCGAACCAACCATCGGCCATTGAAACTAAGGCATCGAACTAACC